TGATAAACCAGATATGGGAATAAAAGGTGAAGTGAGATTTACATCTAAGCTTATTTTAATAACATCTAATATCTTATATTTACATTCATCTAGTTTAATTCGTGATTTGGACGCTTTTAATCGCAGACGTGATATTGTTATATCCATGAAATTTAGAGGGCAATCTCAAAAGTTTGATGAATATAATCAAGATTATTCCTGGGCTAGATTTGAAATCTGTGACCCATTGTATCATGATAAACCTAAGGATGGTTGCAGTTTGCCACAAATAGTCGCCATAATTTTAGACCGCTATAAAGCCTTACAAGAGGTATCTACAAAACGAATTATGGAATCGCGTTCTTTCAAGTATATAGTGCAATCTGATGATTTTTTTGATACAAACGAAATACCAGAAAGTGGGTCTCTCAAGGAAACTGTCTTAAATATGCAGAGTCGATTTCAAAATTTTTTAAAACAATATTGCGATAACATCTATTTCAAAACAATATCCACATTTACACTACTTGGGGTTGGTTTTTGGTTTTATAAATCTATCTTTAAAACTTTACCGATTCTAATGGCTTTCAATTCTGGTGATGAACATACTATGAAAAAGATGCACCCAAAGGTTTTGCGACGTTTGGGAGGTAAAATACAAAGTTCAGAAATCATTGGTGATCAAGGTTTGTTTGACAAGATAGCAATGAATGTCTTCCGAATAACGACAAGTATCTTGGTAGATGGCAGAAGTGTCATTCGCTCGGTATGTTGTATTTACATCGGTTCCGATAAAATTCTTGTACCAAAACATGTTTTTTATCGGGGAAAGGATCGAATTGTTGATGGCGACCTTATTTTAATTAATAGGGGCGATATCATGTTTGAAACTACATTCTCAAACTCTAAATTGAAAGAACATTCTTTGGACTATGCATTATATGATGTGAGTTATGTGATGCCAAGAATGAAGAAAATGGAACATCTTTTTGATAAATGGACTGAACCTCTTGATCGAAATATAGAGAGCATTGCCATTAATCTTGGATTAGACGGAAATAAAATTGTTTATCATACTTTTAAATCACGTGTTATTCATGGTCAACATTATCAAGATGGGGATGGTGTTAACTCACTACTCTATATTGGTGGAGATATGTTGAAATTTAGCTCACCTTTACGTTATGGCGATTGTGGTTCACTCATTTTGGCTCGTGTTGCTGGTGTCTATAGGATACTAGCGATACATGTTGGAGGAACAGATTCTGTCCAATATGCCCAGATGATCGATCCAGATTTTTTGCCTGCCTCCAATGACATTACACCTATCGTTGGAATGACTATGTGCAAAGATATTTATGATCACCAATTGGGACAATTGCTTAAAGAAGCTGTTGTCGATAAGGATCGTTTTCCCTACCAGAATACCCAAACGGCTATAGAAAAGAGTATTGCATTTGAAATCTTGCAAAAGGCTACAACACAACCTTGCGTTTTATCACCGCATGATCCACGAAATCCCGAACGACTTTCAATGCTTGAAGCTGGAACACTAGCTCTTGGAAAAATAATGGACCCTATTAATTCTAAATTATACCCTGAAATATTATTATATATGCAACGTTTTCATGCTGGGATGTATGATTGCGATTATCAACCTTTATCATTACATGATGCTATTAACGGCATTGATGGACTTGATAGACTTGATTTTAGCACTTCACCTGGTTATCCCTATACTATTACAAATATTAAGAAACTAGATTTATTTCGATTTAATGGAAATTTTTGGGAACCTACTGCTCGTTTTCGTCGTGATTATACTAATTTTCTCATAGAAGCAAAAGATACTGGACTTGAGATAATTTGGACTAATTGCGTTAAGGACGAAAGAAGACCTCTTGAGAAAATCCTCAAAAGTCGTATTTTTACTATATCAAATATTCACTTCACTATTCTTGGTCGTATTATTTTTGGAAAGTACATATCCCGTTATGTTCAATTACGCTGTAAACATGGTGGAGCTATAGGTATTAACCCTTATGGCTCAGAATGGGAAGAGATTTATGATCAACTCAACGTTTTTAAAAATGTCAACGATGGAGACTATAGTAAGTTTGATAAAGACTTACTTAAGGAAATTTTCGAACTCTTTTTCCTTTTTGTGAAACAATTAATACCAGAAGACGTTCAATACGAAGGGAAAAGTGCACATTGGTGGATAGATCAAATTCTCAAATGTTGCCTCTTTTCAAAGACGCTCACTATCGTGCAAGGAGTTAAATTGCTAATGCAAACGCTCCATGGTAATCCTTCTGGATGGTTTCTTACAGTCTTCTTTAACGATTTCGCCAATAAAATATATATGACCTACGCTTGGATAAAACTCAACCCCACTTTAGATATTAAGACTCGTTGTGATCTATTCTTTAAGAATGTTGTTATCTTCTTTTTTGGAGATGATAATATTTTTTCAGTTTCAGACCAATTTTGCAATCAATTCAATGCTTTCACTGTCTCTAATGTTCTTAGGAATGATCTAAATATTACATATACAAGTGGCGATAAGACTGACGAGGTATCGTTTAACAAAAGTATCTGGGAATGTAAATTCCTTAAGAATAGTTTTGTAAGACATTACTCTGGTCGTATCGTTGCTGGTTTAGATAAGAACACCATTCAAGAGATGGTATCCTGGACCAAAGATCGAGATAATTCAATGGAACAAATCTTTAATACCGCCCTACGCTATTCCTATTTTTGGGGCGCACAATATTTCGCTGAGAATCGAAAGAAACTTCTTAGTTTTTGTGATACTTTAATCACATACAATGAACTTGATTATGAATATAATTCGTATCAAGGTATCAACTTTGAAATTTATGATAAAATGGAATCAAAAAAGTTTGAAAATAAAATGGCGAAACTTGACTCTGTGAAAAGAGCAATGGATTCACCAATCAAAGTCCAATCTAAAGATATGACAAATGGTTTTCGAGATGATGATGCTATACGTTCCACTATGCGGAATTTTGGTGTTAATCTTGTCAATCAAAACATCGACACAGTTACAAAATACTATAATAAACCTGCCGAAATCAATATCCCTGAAGCGGCTTCAACACTAAAGAAACTCTTGAGTAGACCAATACTCGTCACTAACACAACAGTACCTGCTGGTACCTTTGGATCTGTCGTTTCAATAAATATGCCAAATGCCTGGATCAATGCTTCTTCATCTATCAAAGACATTGCCAACGCATACTTTCTCTTTAAAGGAAAGCTCAAGATGCAAGTTACTTTGCAATCTACACCCTTTAATGCGGGAGCTATGGTCGCGCATGTGTCTTACAAGGAAGAATCATCTTGGTTGAATAGTCACTTAGCCCTTGATTCAATAAATAATGCTTGGATTCGACCTCATGTTGAAATGGACTATTCCGATAATGCAGCAAACAAAATAATGGATATACCATGGAAGTATAAGCGCGAATATTGTGACTTTAGCGCCCTCGCTGTTGATTCAATTTGTCAGATTTATTTTGATAATTATGCCCCAAACACTTTTGCCGCATCTCTTTTGGTATATATCTGGCTTGAAGATGCTGACGTCGTTGTCACCCGTCTTGGCGCGAATCCTTTTCTTCTATCCGGTAGAAAAGCTGCCCCTGTAGCGGTGACCACTAAAAAGATGTTGACAACGCAAAGAATGACCGCAAATCGAGAAAGTGAAAGCGGCCCGAGAAAACTCATACCAAAAGTTATGGGTTTTACTCTTTTTGGAGATACCGTTACCAATGTAACAACAAATCAACAAATTGGTTCCGTAGAAGGCAATGTTGTACCAAATAATCTAACTGGAGATCAATTCGATATTGAGGGCAAATTATCTTTAAGTGCTCTCGATCAACCAAATATCCCTATTGAAGCTCAGAATGTTATTGCCACTCGTGAACCAACTACATCGAACGCTGATCAAGTTACTCACAAAGAAAAGATGAATCTCTATCCTAAGGAACAACTCTTAGCTGATTTTGATACATTTGGCATTGATGAAGATGAGATGAGCATCGATTATTTGAAACGGAAATGGTCCTTGTGCCCTATGAATACCGGGCCAACTTTTACTTACACTACATCTACAACACCCTATACCGTTTTGTCGGCTGTTAATGTGGGACCTTATGGAGGTGCCCCAAC